ATAAAGCTGTACTAGTGGGTCTTAATGTAAAGAGCAGACCTATTCCGGGTTTACGAACTACCCAGCAGATAAAAGACACTCTACTTTTCGACAACAAGGAGATAAACCACTCAATAGATACATCAAACCCAATACATAACGACGATGTTGTGTTACCCATTCACCCCTACTTATTAGGAGTATGGCTTGGTGACGGTCATTCTGATGCGGGTAAAATAACTTGTTTTGATAATCAGATAATAAATGAGGTACGGGAATTAGGATACACCGTTTATCCGTTAAAAGAGGTGGGATTATGGAGAGTTAAGGGTCTGACAACTACTATCAGGACATGTGGTCTATTAAAGAATAAACATATACCTCAAACATATTTGAGGGCTTCTATTAAGCAAAGAGTTGCGTTGCTTCAAGGGTTAAACGATACGGATGGGTACGCTGATAAAGACGGAGCGGTAGAATTTACTAGCACAAGAGAAAAACTATCAAGCCAGTATTTAGAGTTAGTTTGCTCATTGGGGGTGAAGGCTACCTATACTAGTGGTGTGGCTACACTAAACGGTAGGAGGATAAGCGATAAGTGGAGAATAAGATATACAGCTCCGTTTAAGGCGTTTCTTCTCAAAAGGAAAGCTAGAGTACAAAACACAAAAGGTACTCAAATAACAAGGAGAAGGTTTATAGTCGATGTACGAGAGAGATTAAGTACGCCAGTTCGGTGCATAGTAGTGGATCACCCATCACACTGTTTTCTTGTTGGTGAAACTTTCATACCTACCCATAATTCCCATGCGGTTTTATCTCAAGCAGCATTAGACGATTGCCAAAGAGTATCCAGACTTAAAGGATTATTTCTACGTCAGACAGGGACAGCGGCCAAAGAGTCATTTGATGATTTGGTGGAAAAAGTATTATTAGGACATATTGCATATAAACGTACCGGAATGACTTTGTTATTTGAAAACGGCTCCAGAATCATATTAGGAGGGTTTAAAGACGCTAACGATATAGATAAGTACATCGGTATCGAGTATGACTTTATTATTGTCGAAGAACTTAATCAGTTAACAGAGGAAAAATACACTAAACTGAGAGGATCGTTGCGTACCAATAAATATGATTGGCGACCCCGTATGTATACATCTTTTAATCCCGGTGGTGTTGGACATGGGCTAGTCAAAGAAAGATATGTTATTCCGCACAGAGATAAAACAGAAAAGGATACTAGGTTTATAGGTTCAACATACAAGTCTAACCCACATCTAAACAAGGAATATATAGAATATTTAGAAGGTCTCACGGGCGACTTAGGTAGAGCATGGAGAGAGGGTGACTGGGATACGTTTGCCGGGCAAGTTTTCCATGAGTTTAGGTATGATATTCACGTTTGCAATAGAGTTGTACCTAACCCCGGTTACCCACACTTCTTGTGGATAGATTGGGGATATTCAGGTAGAAAAGAGGATGAAGGGGCTTTTTCTGCTCTTGCGGGAGCTTTACTGCAACAGAAGTACGAGGGAACCCCTTTTAATAGGATTGTGGTTTATAAAGAATGGTGTGGGAAGTATTTAACTCCAACAGAATGGGCTAATAAAATATACAAAGAATCGGAAGTCAAGGAGTACAAAAATTCTGTAGGTGATTCCGCTATGTTTAATACTCAAACAGATGGTTCCAAACCTATAGCGAAGTTAATGGAAGAAGCATGGGATGTGCTGAATAAACGTCATTGGTTAACAATGCATCCAGGCACCAAGAATCGTATAGCAAGGGTAGCTACTTTGCACGATTGGCTTTCAATAGCTCCTGATGGCCTTCCTTATCTTTTAATAACTGAAAATTGCAGTAATTTGGCTAAAACACTTCCGCTATTGATTTACGACCAGTATAAAGTAGAGGATGTGGATAGCAACCAAAACGACCACGCCTACGACTGCCTAACCTATGGTTTATCGGCTATTAAATTTATATCTGCTAAGATCGGAGGTATTCATAAAGACCCCGAGAAGAAAAGGGGAATACCTGCTATGATGAACGAGCTAGACCTTTCCTTATTTGAAAAAGTTAAGAAAGAAGGAAGGGATTGGAAAGCAATATGATAGAAACACTGGTTAAATTCAAATACAACCAACCAATTCATAATACCAAGACCAATCCTGAGACATTGAAACAGCGTCCCGCTAAACGAATCTATACGGTATGGATTGTCCCGACTAAAGATGATCAGTGGAGAATGTACCATTGCCCTGATTGCAGGGAACCTGTAGTGAGATATAAAGGCGATCTAGTTGCCGAAATACCGGGTGAATCACCGCACCCTTATCCCATGGAGATTAGATGCAAGAATCCCGGTTGTGGCAGGACATTGGTGTTCGAGGACGCAATAGAGCAGGTGATATAATTTCCCCATGGATGAAGAAAAGATAAGCGATCAGTCCCAAAGTATTTTAGAAGAAGCCAATCCTTTAAAATTAGATTTGGATGATAAGACATTTGTCGAGGTTATGGATAGCCTAATGGAGCAGTCCCGTAAGCATTTCAAGAATCTAGGATTAAAAGAAAGAAGGCAAAGGAACGAGGACTATTACTTAGGCAAACAAATTGAAAATCAGGAAAAGGCTAGAGAGTTAAGAAAATATAACGCAAGATATTTGGATAATGTTATCTTTGAGGCGGAGGGGACTTTGAAGGCCGTAGCTGTATCAAGAGTTCCTGATCTTATAGTTAAACCGGGCAATGAATCTGATGAAAGTCGTAAAGTAGCCGAGGAGTTGACGGAGGTTATTAACAGCAAGTTTAGGAAAAGAGAAAATAGATTAACGTTAGGTATGGCGTATCTTCACAGACCTATATATTTTACGGGTATTATTAAAGCCAGATGGGATGATGAGCTAGGAAAGAACGGGGATTATATCTTTGATGTTATTCATCCAAACAATGTAGAAGTAGATCATACGTCCACCTCATCTAACGCTGATGATATGAATTGGATTTGTCATACTTACGAGTTATCAATCAAAGAAATTCTAATGCGTTGGCCTACCAAAAAGGATAAGTTGTTTGATGAGTTAAGTTGGGACAGGGACATAGAACCAAGTGAGAAAAGACTAGCCACTAAGTTGAAGATCAGTGAGATTTGGTTTACTTGGTATAAGAAGGAAAACGATAAATGGGTCAAACTTGAGGGCACGGCTTGGAAATATAAGGGCGTAGTTTTTGATAAAATCAAGCATCCATATTGGGATTGGGAGGGGGAAACCAAATTGTTTACCTACGATGTTGAGACCAAAGGCAAATCACAGGTTGGTCAGGAGGAAATAAGAAACTCTCTTGTTATGGGTCAGGAAATTCCGAATATTTCATCGGAAAAAATCTACCACAACCACTTTAGTTGTCCGAGAAAACCATTTAAGTTCATGAGCCACGAAGGTCTTGGAACCATGCCTTATGATGAGACCTCAAGGATCGAACAAGTTGTTTGGCTCCAAGATAACGTAAACGTTAGGGGTAAACAGATCACCGAACTTGCTGCTTTGGCTAAGGGAAAAAACGTATTTAGCACGGACAGCGGGTTAACTGCCTCCGATGTGGCTCAAATCGACATGACTGATCCTAATACGGATATTTTAATTGATGGGGACTTGAGTAAAGTTCATACGTTTATCCCGGGTTCTCAGCCAACTGCGGCTTTATTTCAGGATCAGATACAGAACAGAGATAGGATATTTTCAAAGATGGGAACTAATGCCGCATTAAGGGGTATCAAGGCGGGGGAGACTACGGCTACACAAACTCAGTTATTCAAGGAATCAGATTATACGAGGATTGACGATGAGGTTGAAGATACTATTAATGCCGCCGCAGAGTGGATGGCTGATTGGGCTTTGCAGTTCATGAAGCTCTTTTATACCGAGGAACATATGGAAAGAATTGTGGGGAAGAATGGAGACATGGTTTTTAAGAAACTTACTAGAGATTTAATCGAGGATGGAGTTGAAGTAGCAGTATCCGCTTCGTCCGTGGATAAACTAAGAAGAAAGAGAGAGGCGTTTGATCTTGTTGGCATTGGAATGATTGACCCCGTTCAATTTTATAGGGATATAGAAGCATCTGATCCGGAAGGCAGAGCTAGAGCTTTAATGTTGTTTAATACCCAACCTATGGTTTATTTCCAGAAATATATTGAGGGCAGAGACACCAAGCAGATGGTGCAAGCGTTGGGGCAAGCGCCTGTAACAGAAGAAGTACCAACGCTGGAGGCACAAGGTATAGAACCTGTACCGCAAGGAGCTCCGCCGGAGAATATGGTACCGCCTAACGTACCGCCGCAGGGAGGGGTGGTGTAATTGAGAATATTATCTAATGGAGCAGTTGAAATTAAAAACAGGAAGACAGGGGAGACTAGAGTAGTAAGACCCAACGAACTTCAAAACTACGGCATATCCCACGATACATATTTGGAGGAAAAGAGAAAGCAAAAACCTGTAGTACGACCTCAAGAAAATATCCCCCCGGAAAATAATCTCGTACAGATGAAGGAAAATATTATTGGTGGGGTAGTAAAAGGAGAGGTTTCCGATACTGCCGAT